CTGCAAAATTGTACACCAACCAGGCAAAATCCTGGGAGGGCGGTGCGACCCTCATGCTCACTTCCATATTATACTGCATAGACCGGTGGAATTCCCTGGAAGTGAAACAGGGAAAAATCGTCGCCAACAGCGGCGCAAAAGAGAACTGGATGAACTTCAGTTTCGAGAGTTCCGGTCAAACCTACCACATTATTGGGGGAGTAGGTATCAGTGTTGTTGTTAGTCCAGGTGGGCGACCACCGGGTGAACTCAAATCTCTTATACGAATAGAACGGAATCTCAATCTCAGAAAGACCAAAATTGATGTGCGCACCACTGCTCCCAATGTAATCATTGTTGGGGACAGTGGAATATCCCCGCGCAGTGTACAAAGTTCTATCCCTATAAGTCGCAATGTGCTTTTGCCTAATAGACCCTCGCCATCCCACGTACCAGTGGAAAACGAACTCAGGAATTGTCATCCCAGCGTTGGATGTGATGGGAGAACGAATAGGGATTTGAGTGAGTGTGGGATACTTCGTAGTGCCAAACCGATCAACGACACGATACCTCTTAAGGAAAGACCGGAGAGATGTCACGGTTTCTCCATGGAATACGTGGGACAAGGGATCAGAAAGTGTGCCTGCAGAAGTACCAATATCTTCAGCCACGTCAGCAGAATCATTGGGTGCCACATCGGGCTGATCGCTACCCAAATCTGTTATATCCCCTTGGGGAATTTCATCACACGCAAAATCTGGCAAACCTTGTGGTAATTCTTTAGTGTCCGTAGAGCGATATGTGAAAGGAGCATTGCCTCCAATTGGATTGGCAAACTCCAAATCATCACCACCACGTACATACCACAAAATCTTCACTGATTCAACCAGCGAAGGGTCGGGGGACGTTAAAGGTGTGAGAACAGAAACAGTGATACTACCATTGAAGTAGTTAGCCTCACCAGCTATTGAAGTTGGTGTAGCGGCACTGTAATGGGTTTGCAATCCGCCAATCTCTGAGAGCTTAACTTGTTGCCATGGTGTAGGACAATGCCAATGAACAGGTATTTCAAAATCGCGAGTTTCAGCGATATCGATGATACGAGTATACGTTGTGTGCGTATTACCGGCAGCAAGGGAAGATGAAGGCTCGTAAGTAATCTGAATCTTGCCTCGATGTAAAGCAGATGCAACAACTGAGAAACGATATACCATCGTACCTCGCCAGTAGCGGAACATAGAAGCCACCGCAGTACAGGGAGGTATAGCAGATCTCGGAGGCGTTGTGGAGAGGTCCAAAGTATGGTAAGTAGGAGTGACTCTAAAATGAAATAAGAGATCTCCAGTATTCTCCGCTTCAGCCCATGGTATATCATAGAGCCAAGTTTCGCGGCCAAGAACATACCGCAGGGACATCTCATCGGTGCCATCAAGGCCCACTGTCCGCGGATCGACTGAAAGCTGGGATTTGGAATCGAGAGCCAAACGCGAAACGACCTCGTGCTCATTGGTAGCGGCAAGCCTACCTGCTGCCAATTCACGAACAGGTCGAGTATTGTCCAAAATCTGTGGTCTGGAAAAACCAAAGGCTGAAGCTATGCCGGCAGTGGTTGAAGCTGCCATCTCAGTGGCCAGTGCATAAGGTCTGATCACAGGGATTTTACTCAGCGAATTGGCGATACGAGCAATGGCAGTGGCTGGTTTTGAAATGAGGCCAGACTTATACTCGTCAGATTCACCTTGGTACGTCTCACCACCGTAATCAAGAACAGTGGGAGCAGCCAGCTCCACATCCTCCATCCAAGCATGGACAATAACATGAGCACTACCGGTAGGTGAATTGGCATGTCGCAATGTCGCAAGATTGATCACGTAGCACTTGCCCATATCTTGCAACATATTGGTGTCAGTGAGACAAATCCAATTGTACGGGGAGAAAAATGGCAAGACCATCTCCCCGCCGGTAGACGTAGTGGCATCCAATTCAATGTGCGGGAACTGACTCACACATGTTTTGTGGACACGCTGGATGGGGTTGCCGTAATTGAAGTTATTCCTATCAGCCCATGGTTCATACCCTATGAGATTACGTCCAAATAGGAGGGGGTTTCCTGTCACCATTGCGCGCAAGTGCAGTTTGCCACGCACAAAGCGGTAGCCTTCGGCACGAGCACGAATTGCGGTTGTCTCAAGGAATTCCTTCCAAGGATAAAATGTCAAATTGGTCTGCGATGCAGTGTCCCATGCATACTCAAAAATCTTAACAGGTCGGGACAGGAAGTCAGCCAAGGGAACATCAGTGGTGCTCCCATGGGAAAAGGTAGTTTCATATGATGAAGAAACTTCAGTCTTGACGCCAGGGGATGCGTCAGTAAAAGAGACTGTTTAAATGGTCAACTGTTTATCGGCCGTTGACGCA